ATGAAAAGCGATCCGACGCCGAAGAGGAACGGGAGGCCGCCCGCGCTGCAGTGCGACGCCCGGACGCTGAAGACCGTCGAAGGGCTCGGCCGCATCCAAGCGACGACGCGCGAGTGCGCTGCCGTCCTTGCGGTCTCCCATCAGACCTTCATCACTTTCATGAACGGCCACCCGGAGATCGGGGAAGCGCTGGAGAAGGGGAAGGAGGAGGGGCGCACTTCCCTCCGTCGCACCCAATTCAAACTGGCCCAGAAGAATGCCGCGATGGCGATCTTCCTGGGCAAAAACTATCTCGACCAGACGGATCGGCAGGACATCAACCAGTCCGTCACAATCGACGTCACGGTGACGGATGCCCGCTCCAAGCTTGAACGTCTCCTCCTTCGGCAGCATGGCGCCGGTCCAGATCCGGTCGGCGCTGGCAAGCCTCACTGACGACGAATGCGAGAACCTGCTGCACGACTGGCGGTTCTTCGCCCGGCCGGAGCAGACGCCGCCTAGTGGTGATTGGCTTAACTGGCTGATCCTCGCCGGCCGCGGGTTTGGCAAGACCCGTACCGGTGCCGAGTGGGTTCGCGAGCAGGTGAAGGCCGGTGCCACGCGTGTCGGCTTGATCGGCCCGACTGCTTCCGACGCCCGAGACGTCATGGTGGAAGGCGAGAGCGGTCTGCTCGCTGTGTGCTGGTCAGGAGACCGCACGCACGCTGGCGAGCCGCTTGGCCGTCCGTCCTATGAGCCTTCGAAACGCAGGTTAACTTGGTCAAACGGCGCGGTCGCGACGTTATTCTCGGCCGAGGAGCCGGAGCGCCTTCGCGGCCCGCAGCACGCGGTCATCTGGGCTGACGAGCTCGCCGCGTGGAAATATCTGCGCGAAACCTGGGACATGGCGCAATTCGGGCTTCGCCTCGGCGATCGCCCACGGTCATGCATTACGACGACGCCGAAGCCGGTGCCGTTGGTCAAGGAGATCCTGAAGGACAAGCGCACGGTCGTCACACGCGGCTCGACCTTCGACAACGCCAGCAACCTGGCGCCGACGTTTCTCGATGCGATCAGGCAGAAATACGAAGGTACCCGCCTTGGCCGGCAGGAACTGAACGCTGAAATCCTCGACGATGTGCCCGGCGCGCTGTGGACCCGGCTGATGCTGGACGAGACGCGGGTCAAGCAGGCGCCGCAGCTCCAGCGCGTTGTCGTCGCCGTCGACCCGTCGGGCACCGGCGGTGAAGACGACTCAGGCGATAGCGTCGGCATCGTCGTCGCAGGCAAGGGCGTGGATGGCCACGCCTACATCCTGGCAGACCGGACCTGCAAGCTCTCGCCGGACGGCTGGGGCCAGCAGGCGGTTCGAGCCTATCGAGAATTCAACGCTGACCGCATCGTCGCCGAGCGCAATTTCGGCGGCGCGATGGTCGAGCACGTCATTCGAACCGTGGACCGAGCAGCCTCCTACAAGGAGGTGGTCGCCAGCCGCGGCAAGGTAGCGAGGGCCGAGCCCGTCGCCGCCCTCTACGAACAGAAGCGGGTGCATCATGTCGGGTCGCTCTCGGATCTCGAGGACCAGATGTGCTCGATCACCGGCGACGGCTTCATTGGTGAGGGGTCGCCGGACCGGGCAGATGCTTTGGTCTGGGCGATCACAGAGCTGTTGGTGACCGGGAGCCGATTCACCCTCGCCAATGTGAGCTGAGCGCATGCTGACGACCGACACGCTCGTGAACTTGATGTCCGGGCTTGGAACGGTCAGGGACAAGTCTACGGCAACGGCCTTCGGGTTCACGCTGCTCGACAAGCAGCAGATCGACAACGCCTATCGAGCCGACTGGATTGCGAGAAAAATCGTAGACATCCCGGCGTTCGACGAGACGCGGGAATGGCGCGACTGGCAGGCTGACAAGCCGCAGATCGAGGCGATCGAGGCGGAGGAAGCGCGGCTCGGGCTTCAGTCCAAGGTGGCCAAGGCCCGCACCCTTTCGCGGCTCTATGGCGGCTCGGCCATCTTCATCGGCACCGGCGACGCCGATACTACGACCGAGCTGCGCGCCGATGGCGTGAAGATCGGCGGCATCAAATATCTGCACGTTTTCAGCCGGCACGAGATGATCGCCGGCGAGCTCGAGCAGGACCCGCTTTCGCCTTGGTACGGGGAGCCGAAGAAATACACGCTGGCTGGCACCAACGTGATGGTCGACATCCATCCTTCGCGTGTGGTGCGCTTCGTTGGCGCGGAGATGCCAGATCGCGTCCTCGCGTATGACGGCTGGGGCGATAGTGTCCTGCAGGCGGTCTATGACGCGGTGATCCAAGCCGGCAGCGCGGCGGCGGCGATCGCGGCCATGCTGCAAGAGGCCAAGGTCGACATCATCAAGGTGCCGGGGTTCATGGAGAACCTGGCGACGGAGGAATACCGCTCGCGCATCCTGACGCGCTATTCGCTGGCCAACACCGGCAAGTCCATTACCAACACGCTGATGCTGGACGGCGACGAGGATTGGTCCTCCAAGCAGCTCAGCTTCGCCCAGCTGCCGGAGGTGCTGAACACCTATCTGCAGATTGCCTCGGGTGCGGCCGACATCCCGGCGACCCGCATGCTGGGTCAATCGCCGGGCGGCCTTCAATCGACCGGCAAGAGCGATGAACGCAATTATTATGATCGGATCGGTGCGGCGCAGAACCTGCAGCTTCGGCCGGCGCTGGCGAGGCTCGACGAGGCGCTGATCCGCTCGGCTCTCGGCAGCAGGCCGCCGGCAGTCCATTACACCTGGGCCCCGCTCTGGCAGATGTCCGAGGTCGAGAAGGCTGAAATCTTCGCCAAGAAGGCGACGGGCATCAAGGCGATCGCCGACACCGGCCTGATCCCGGATGAAGCGTTCGCCCGAGGCGTGCAGAACATGTTCGTCGAAGACGGGACGTTCCCCGGGCTTGATGCCGCGCTTGATGAGTTCGGCGACGAGCCTGACGGCGCCGAAAACGACAACGAAGCCGCTAAGCTGAACGAGGAGATGCAGCGTCGTGTCGCGAACGATGCCGCGCCCCGCACGCTCTATGTCAGCCGCAAGCTGCTGAACGGTGCCGAGTTCATCGCCTGGGCGAAAGGGCAGGGATTCCAGACCACGCTCGACGCCGCTGACTTACACGTCACCATCGCATTCTCGCGCGATCCGCTGGACTGGATGAAGGTTGGCGAGGGTTGGGTTGGCGATCGCAACGGCAACCTGACGGTCGCGCCGGGCGGCGCTCGCTTGGTTGAGCCGCTCGGTGACAAGGGCGCTGTGGTTCTGCTGTTCAACTCCTCGGAGTTGGCGTGGCGCCACATGGCGATCCGGGAGGCCGGCGCATCGTGGGACTGGCCGGAATATCAGCCGCACGTCACGATCACCTATGACGGTGCTGGCGTCGATCTGAGCAAGGTCGAGCCCTTCCGCGGTCCGCTGGAATTCGGACCTGAGATCTTCGCTGAGCTCGACGAGGATTGGTCGGGCAAAGTCAGCGAGAGCTGAGCATGGACGTCCAGGCTTGGCTGAAGGAGGCGCGCAAGACCAAGCGCGACCGGGTGGTGCTGCGACCGGTCGTGGCAACCGTCGCCTTCGAGGCAGCGCTGCTGGCGCCGACGAACCGCATCCTGCGGCAGATGGCTCAGCAGGTCGCACAGGATGTGCTGCCGGCAACAGTCTCGGCCAAGGCCCAGGTGACGCGCGACGACCTCAACTGGTTCGAGCGCGCCATGCGAACGCTGCGCGATATCGGTGACGGCCTGATCGACGGATTCCAGTCGGCCTGGCGCGAGGCTTTCGACACCGAGGAAGAGCGGAACCAGCGCCGGTTTAACGAAGGCGTTCGGTCGGCGCTCGGGATCGACCTGGGCAACGTCATCCAAGCCGAAGGGATCGGCACCACGATCGACGCCGCTGTGCTTCGGAATGTCCAACTGATCCGGGGCCTGACCGATGATGTCGCACGCCGGCTCGCGGCCAAGCTGCTCGATGGGCTGACCCGCGGCCTCAACAACCGCGAGATCGAGAAGATCATCACTACCGAGTTCGGCATCGCCCGCCGCCGCGCCAAGCTCATCGCCCGCGATCAGGCCGCCAGCTTCAACGGCGACCTGAACCGGATCCGCCAACAGGCCCTGGGCGTCACCGAATACGTCTGGTCGACATCGCTCGACGAGCGCGTTCGCGGCAACCCGGACGGCAAGTATCCGAATGCCAGGCCGTCCCACTGGGATCGCGAGGGCAAGACGTTCAAATGGTCGAACCCGCCCAGCGATGGGCATCCCGGCCAGCCGATCAACTGCCGCTGCACGGCGCGGGCGGTTATCGAGTTTTAACGAGGCTGTGGGGGCTGAGCCTGAAAGTCGTACAGCGGCTCGCTGTCTTTGGCCCCGGCATCGGCAGCCTTGGCCCATAGCCGCCAGTGAGTTGCGAAGAAGGCAGTAGCGCCGCGGTTCGCGGAGAATGCAGATCTATCAAGGTCGACCCAATAACCTCGGCGCGGCTGGCTGATTTCGAACACGCGCATGAGAACTTCGCCATCGGCGAGTTTGATCACGCCGCGCCAACTTTCACGGGCATGGTCGGCCTCGGCCAGATCGCCTGTCCGAACAATCTCGATGCAGGCGTCAGGATAGAACAGCACGTTGTCGTCCCACATGTCGGTGCGCGGCACGATTGCTGGAATGAAATCTGGGTCAGTTGAGCCGATCACTGCCGCAAGCAATCGCCCTTCTGTTTCGATCGCGACCGCAAAGGCGGAATGACCGTTCAGCCATAGCTCGTAAAAATCGCCCGGGCTGAGTTCGGAAGGCTTGGAAATCTGGAAGCTTTTCAAGAATCGCATGTGTTGTCTCCCTAACAACGAGATCATCACGCGTTGGTTGTTTAGTCACCATCGACTGCGCGCTATCCGCGCAATCCACAGGCTGCCTCATGCTCTTCACCGACAAGATCGCTCTATCCGGCACGCGCCGGACCGGGGACGGCTACCTTGTGGCTGACGCTCGGGTCGCGCGCACGGGGATCCAGATCTACGCCGGCCGCGAGGTCGGGAAGCCGGAACTGGATCAGGTCCGGGTCTTCCGGCCTGAGGCCGAGGTGTTCAGCACCGACGCGCTCGCCAGCTTCGCCCACCGCCCGGTCACGAACGACCATCCTTCCGAGGCCGTCGGCGCCGGCAACTGGAAGCGCCACAGCGTCGGCATGACTGGCAGCGAGATCGCCCGCGATGGCGAGTTCGTCCGTGTGCCGATGACGGTCATGGACCAAGCCGCGATCGATGCGGTCGAGGCTGGCAAGCGCGAGCTCTCCATGGGCTACGCCTGCGACCTCGACTTCACCGCCGGCACCACGCCCGCCGGCGAGGCCTACGACGCCATTCAGAAGAACATTCGCGGGAACCACCTCGCGATTGTCGATGCCGGCCGAGCCGGTCATCAATGCCGCATCGGAGATTCCTGGGCGGCCCCTTCTTCCACTCAGGAGAAACCCATGAAGACGTTCACCGTCGACGGCATCTCGGTTGAGATGTCGGACACTGCCATCCAGGTCGTGCAGAAGGTGCTCGGACAGTTCGATGCGGCCAAAACCGCGCTGTCCGACGCCGAAAAGAAGATCGGCGAGCTCAACACCGCGGTCTCGACCAAGGACGGCGAGATCGCCGTGCTCAAGAAGCAGGTCGAAGACGGCAAGATGACGCCGGCCCAGATCGACGCCGCCGTCGTCGCGCGCTCGGCCGTCATTGCCGACGCCAAGGCCATCACCGGCAAGGACGTCACCGCCGACGGCAAGCCCGACGTCGCCATCCGTCGCGAGGCGGTCGAGGCCAAGCTCGGCGATGCCGCCAAGAACCTCGACGACGCGGCCATCGCCGGCGCCTTCGCTGCTTTGCGCGTTGCCGCCCCCGCCGATCCGGTGCGGGACGCGCTGACCGGCGGCCTAAAGCCTTCCACCCCGGCTGCCGTCAATGACGCGCACGCCGCCATGGTCACCGGTCTCCAGGATGCCTGGAAGGCCCCGCAGAAGGGAGCCGCCTGATGCCCGCGATTCAGACCACCTATGCCGCCCAGCATGCTCGCTGGGTCGAGGGCATGGTCCTCAACATGGAGCCGAATGTCATCGTCAGCCGCATTGCGGAAGACGTTGAGGGTATCGGCTTCGGCAAGGTCGCCGTTCAGGGGACGCTCGACAATCAGGTCGTCGATTCCGAAGCGACCGTGAAGTTCTGCGGCATCGCCGTTATCGACACCACCCGTCCTAACGGGAAGTATGACCAGTACGACACCGTGGCCGTGATGAAGAAGGGCGTCGTGGTCGCTCAGGCTTCGGTTACCGTCGCTGTTGGTGACCCCGTCTATTACGTGCCCGCCACCGGCGTGCTGACGAACATCCCCAACTCCGGGGCCAACACCCTGATCGCCGGCGCGCAGTGGGACACCAGCACCTCCGGTGCCGGCCTCGCCGCCCTGCGGCTCAACACCCCGTAAGGAGCGGCCGATATGAACATGCCCCTCACGCATGATGCGCAGCAGGTCGCGCTCAGCTTCCTGATCCGCCAGGCGACGCTCATCGAGCCGGTCGTCTATGCGATGAAATACCAGGAAATCCAGTATCCAATGCTGGTTCCTGTCGACACGTCGGCGCCGGACTGGATTCAGTCCGTCACCTACTTCTCGATGGACGGTGTCGGCCAGGCGCAGTGGTTCGCCGGTCAGGCCCAGGACATCCCGAAGGTCGGGCTGACCCGCGAGAAGTTCGAGACCACCGTCTCGATGGCCGCGATTGGCTATGGCTACGACCTCGAAGAGATCGGCACCGCCCAGCTGCTCGGCATGAACCTTACAGCTGACAAGGCCACGCTCGCGCGTCGGGTTGCTGAGGAGAAGATCGACTCGGTCGCCTTCGTCGGTGATGCCGCCAAGGGCTACACCGGCCTGGTCAACTCGGCCACGCCGACCGCCACGACGGCACCGGCTGACGGCACCGGATCGTCCACGACCTTCGCCAACAAGACGCCGGATCAGGTGCTGCGCGATATCAACGGCCAGATCACCGGCACCTTCACCGGCACGCTCGGTGCGGAAATGGTCGACACGATCCTGCTGCCTTATTCAGTGCTGCTGGATCTCTCCACCCGCCGGATCGACACGGTCAACCAGACCACGATCCTGCAGTGGGTCATGGAGAACAACATCTACACTCGCTTGACCGGCCAGCCGCTGATGATCCGCGGGCTATTCGGCTATCTCGACACGGCAGGCGCCGGCGCCACCAAGCGCATGGTCGCTTATCGCCGCTCGCCGGAAGTGCTGAAGATGCATGTCCCCATGCCCTTCCGCTTCATGCCTGCCTGGCAGACCGGCCCGATCCGGTTCGACGTGCCCGGCATCTTCCGTGTCGGTGGTGTCGACATCCGTCGGCCCAAGGCCGTTCGCTACCTCGACGGCATCTGAGGAGCCCCGCCATGAAGGTGAAGAACCTGCAGAAGGGCCCTCGCGGCCTCAACACGACCAGCGGCCCTGTGCTGCTGGAGCCGGGCGAGGAGCGGAATGACCTGGAAATCGGCGCTGCCGATCTCAGGGTCGCCAAGGCGACGGGCTGGTTCGAGATCGACGGCAAGGCCTCGGCCGAATCTGCCGAATTCCAGGGCCTGCCGTCGTACGAGGCCAAGCACGTCGGCGGCGGCTCCTATTTCATCATGGATGGCGACAACCGCGTCGGCGAGGCCATGAAGAAGGAGGATGCCGAGGCGTTCAATGCTCTCTCCGACGAGGAGAAGGCGAAGTTCGCGGCGAAGGGTTGAGCCATGCCCAAGGCTGCGCTCTACACCGTCGCAAATCCCGGCAAGGAGGCGGCCTCCGCACAGATCGGTATCCGCAAGGAGCCGATCGACGCCGGCCTCTCCAAGGAGATGCCCATCAGCCTCGACACCGCGCTCGATCTGGTCGGGCAGGGCTTCAAGGTCACCGGTCCCGACGGCAAGGCCGTGAAGCGCGAGACCAAGCCGAAGGAGTGAGGCCGTGGCCTATGACCTCCCCACGCCCGCGGAGTTGAAGGCCAAGATTCCGGCCTTCGCGGGCGTGCCCGATCTGACGGTTGAGGACGCGATCGACGAGGCGAAGGCTTCCGTCGACACGTCCTGGATCGAGGCTGATTACAAGCCGGCCATCATCTACATGGCCGCGCACATCATGACGTTGAACGGCGTGCTCTACGGCGCAGACCAGTTCGGCGCCGGCGCCGGCGTCATCGCGGCCGGTCTGGTCTCCAAGATGAAGGTCGGCGACGTAGACGTTACGCTCGGCAATGGTGCCGGGGGCTCCTCTGGAGGTGGTTCGTCCGCCGGCTGCTTGGCCAGTACGCCATACGGCCTCCGCTATGTCAGCCTGCTCCGGCGCAATCAGCCTGCCATCGCTCTGGTCTGATCATGGTCACGATCAGGACGAAGGTGACGCTGCGCCGGCGCGGCAACCTCGCCAATCACATCGCCAAGATCGAGAAGGGCGTTCAGGGCCCGAAAGCGGTCAAGGTCGGCTTCCCGAAAGGCAAGGCCGACGCTGACGTCGTCTCCATTGCGATCTGGAACCATTTCGGCACCTCGCGCGGCATCCCAGCCCGCCCGTTCATCACCATCGCGATGTTCAAGGGCCGCCGCGAAATCCGCGCGGCGCTGCGCAAGATCGCAAAGAACACCGTCGATGCTGGTACGCCGCTGGCTACGCAGTTGCCCAAGCTCGGGCTATTCGGCGCCGGCAAGATCCAGGACCAGATCGCCGCCAACACGCCGCCGCCAAACGCGCCGTCGACAATCCGGCAAAAGGGCTCGTCCCGAACCCTGATCGATACCGGCAGGATGCGGCAGAGCGTGACCTGGGAGATCGACAAGTGACGCTCTTCGGAGGCTTGGCCGGCATTGCCGTTGACGCCATGGCTCGGCCGGCCATTCTGAAGCGGCGGACGCCTGGCGCGACGATCGATTTCGAATGGGTGCCGGGCGTCGAAACCTCGACGCCCATCCGCGCAGTTATTCAAGACCCGAAGGAAGCCGACATCCGCCAGCTGCCGGAAGGCGAGCGGGTCGAATCCTACCAGACAATCTGGACGCGGACCGAGCTGCGTACCGCGGACGAGGACGCCGGCACCGAGGCCGACCGCGTCGTCAGCGAAAACGGTCAGACCTTCAAGATCACGCGGGTTTCGGCCCGCGACGAGGCGGGCTTCTACCGCGCCATAGCGAGGCTTGAGCATGACGGAGGACGCCGCGTCTAAGACGCTCTGCCGGTACCTCGCCAAGCTTGCGGCCGACGCCGTGCTGATCGACCCCACTCATGAGGTCCTGGTCGAGATCCGCAAAGATCACCAGGAAGCGCCGCGCCCTGTCGGCCCCTATGCGGTGGTCGAGTTCATCACCGACCGCGACATCGCAGAGGTCAACGGAGAACGGTACCGGGACGCGACGATCAGCGGCGAGCCGCGCGTCGTCATGTGCAAGGACCGCGGCGTCGAGTGGCTGTTCCGCGTCAACGTCTATGCCTCCCGGCCGCTCGATTGGACCCGGCTGTTCCGCTCCGGCCTGCAAATCGGTGATGCATCCGTCTGGATGGCACCGCTGGTCATTCGCGAGGTCGGTGAAGCCAAGCGCGCGCCGGAGCTGATCCAGCAGGACTGGGAGGGCCGGGCAATGGTCGAGGTCACGCTGGGCGCCGTCGCCACAGAACAACTGCTCGTCGACGTCATCGAGACGGGCGAGGTCATCACCACAGGGCAGGGCGGCCAGGCCGCCACCCGATCTCTCACCTACGCCAAACCCTGAGGAGACGCGCATGACGCGCCTGCCGTATTCCCGCGTCGTCGATGTCACGCTGACGCGCCAGGATCGCTTTGCCGTCGCGACCGGCTTCTCGGTGGCGCTGATCGTCCAGACCGAGATGATCGCCGGCATTCTCGACGCGACGCATCGAACGAAGCTCTATGCCGACATGACCGAGGTCGGCGCGGACTTCGACGCCAGCGACGCCGCCTACAAGGCCGCGCAGGCAATGTTCGCGCAGAACCCGCGCCCGCGACAGATCAAGATCGGGTATCGGAACGTCGCGAACTCCATCACCTCCGAGCTCGACGCGATCTATGCTGCCGACCCGGACTTCTACTGGCTCGGGTTCACGGCCGAAATCCGCGACAGCATCCAGCAGCAGCTCGCTGCCGACTGGGCCGAGACGAAGCCGGTGTTGGCCGGCCTGGATTCGAACGACACCTCGACAGAGAGCGCCGCAGCCGAGCCGGACAAGACCGCGACCGTCACGATCAGCGTGGCGAGCCCCGGCGTCGTCACCTGGACCGGCCACACGCTTCAGGCCGGCGACCGCGTCATCCTCACAACCTCCGGCGCGCTGCCGACCGGGCTGACCGCGGGCCAGACCTATTACGTCGTCAACCCGGCCACCAACACCTTCCAGCTGGCGGCGACGCCGGGCGGCACGGCAATCACCACCTCGGGCACGCAGAGCGGCACGCACACCGCAACGTCGCCGCAGTTCGGCGGCTCCATCGCCGAATACATCGAGGGCAAGGGCTACGATCGGTCGTTCGTGTTCTACCACACCGACCCGACGCTTTATCCGGCTCTGGCTCTGCTGGCCTATTGCGCGACACGCGATCTCGACCGCGGCAACCTGCTGGCCGCCCAGCGCGGCGACATCAACAGCGGCAACGCCTACACTGCCAAGTTCAAGAAGCTCGCCGGCATCACGGTCCTCAACAAGGGCTCGGCTGTCGTGCAGGCCGTCACCGGCTTCGTGCCGGGCATTGGCGTCGATCCCGCGCAGGGCCATGCCGCGAACGCCTATGTCGATATCGGCGGACAGCCCATGGTCGTCGAGGGCACGGTCGGTTCTCGCGCCTTCATCGACGAGATCCATGCCTCGGACTGGATCGTCGCCCGGATGCGGGAGGCGATCCTTTCGACCTTGGCGAACAACGACCGGGTTCCCTACACCAACCCCGGCGTCGGCATCCTGACCAACACCGTCGATAGCGTGATGCGTCGCGCGGTCGCGGCGGGCATCGTCGCTGCAGACTTCGGCGATACGGATGGCGAGATCGTCCCGGAATACACGATCGCGGTCGACCGGGTTGAGAACATCCCAACCTCGCAGCGGCGCAATCGCATCGCGCCGGACATCAAGGTCAATTTCCGCTACGCCGGCGCGATCCACTACGCCTCGGCCTCGATCACGCTTCGGTTCTGAAGGGAGCCTGACCCATGGCCGTGAACTGCGCACCGCTCACGCTTTACAGCTTCCAGAACGTCGTCGTGACCGTCGACGGCCGCCAGGTCATTGGCCTATGGGAGGGGGACGATGCCGTCACTCTCGAGCGCCAGACGGATCTCGGTAGCGCTTTGACAGGCGTCGATGGCGCTTCAGTCGTGTCGATCACCGCGGATCAAAGCGCGACGCTGACCCTCAAGCTGCAGCCGAACTCTGCGATGAACGCCTACCTTGAGCAGTGCGTGAAGCGCGTCCGCATGGGCTCGCAGCAGCTCATTGCGGTGGCGATCCGCGACACCTCGACCGGAGAGGGCGGCGGCTGCTCGGCTGCCGTGGTGATCAAGGAGCCGTCGAAGTCATGGGGCGCGACCGCGACCGAGCGCGAATGGCAGCTGTTCTGCAATTGCTGGCAGGAGAATGATATCTCCTACAACCCGGCGGCCTAATTCTTAGGGCCCAGCTTCGCCCATAGGTCCGCAGGCGGGGGGATCGGGACCGGGCTCATCGCCTGCATCTGCTGGGGCGCGATCCCCAGCTTCAGCGCGACCGCCTGCAAGATCACCGTCTGCATGATCGCCATATCGCGGAGCTGCGAGACCTCCTGTTGAAGGCGGTCGAGGCGCTCGGTGAGGTCGTTATCGGTCATTCCGCATCGAACCTGATCCGCTGCTGCTGCGCAACGGGACGATAGGAGCCGGCGTCCCATGGCATGCGCACGCTGCCTCGCTGCGCGTGAAGCGCTCAAAGATGCTGCCGCCAAGGTCGTCCGAGGCCAGATCAAAGCCGCGGCCGCATCCGTTTCCGAAGCAATCGACCACGCGCGCGAGAGCGATCGCATCCGCGCGGTTACGAGGAAGCGATGACGCCAGAACTTGCTAGTGAGCTTTGGAAACTGGCTGAGGCTGCTTATGAGCCGCGATCGCCAGAAGCGCCTGCTCTAGCTTATCGAGATAGGTCTGAAACGATCCATCAGTCCCGGATTGCCAAGCTTCGCTTGCTCGAATCCGCTGGATTGCAGCCGCGATGTCATCGACGGACACCGCGCCCCTCTCGGCAAGCGCAGATGCGAATCCTGCGAAGGCTGGTTGGATCGCGATCTGGTGTTGGTGCATCCGAAGGCTCTCTCGCTGCAGCCTCGTAATGTCCTCGACCTGCATCTGAACGACTTTCGCGACAGCCGCGATCCGCTGTTCCAGTTCCGCGCTCATTGGCCCCTCGCTTGGTTGATGAGTGATCATCCAATCCGACCGTTCAGAGAGTCAAATGGCTGAGAAAAAGATCAACAACCGGACCGTCCGCTATGATCGGCTGCCCGGCGACCAGGGTCTCGATGTGCTGCTGCGCCTGCTTCAGTTGCTGGGCGAGGGCGACACTCTGCTCGAGGCGGTGCTGACGGCCGATGAAGGCGAAAGCGATAAGCTCGCGCTGATCGGCCTGCTGAAGTTCGCCAAGAATATGAATGTCCCGGAGGTGAAGGCTTTCATCCTGGAGATGGTCGGGCACTGCAAGATCGGCGGAATGGATGCGACGCCCGGTATCATGGATGTCACCGAGATCCTCGCGGTTGCGCAATTTGCCATCAAGGCGGAGTTCGGCGGTTTTTTCGCCGACGGCGCGGGGTCGGTCCTCCTGAAGGCGTCTCGGGCGGCATAAGCCTTTCTGCCTCTCAGGTCCGCGCCATCGCGCCGAACCTCGAAGACCGGGCCTGGCTCTATAGGCCCATCATCGCTGATCCGCCACTCTGCACGCTGGTGGACATCAAGACGCGCCTGAACATCGACGACATCGCCAACCTGCATGAATTGCTCGACCTTCGGGAGCATTCCGCAGCGAAGGCGGCGGAGCAGGTGGGACGGCCCGGCCGGTAATCCCCTTTCCGAATCTGTCTCCCCACCGCATCCTGCCGCAAACGGGAGGTTGTGATGCGCGCGGTTGTCATCGTGGGAGTGCTGATGGCACTCTCGGTGCTCAAGGTCCACACGATGCCGGACGACTATGGTCGCCCGGTCTCACGGGTCGCCTTAGGGTCTCCAGTCTCAATGCCGTTTGATAGCGCTGCTGCTGAGTGCCTTCGAGAATGGCAGGAGCCGATCCCGTTATGTGCCCGTGCATTCCAAAATCGAAGCCGCGTCAAAATCTTCGATGCGCCATTATGCTCTGCCTGCGCTCAAGCGGCACGCGCACTGGCATTTTCGAGCATGAGCGCTGATGCCGCCGCCGGCCGCCGGCGCGATATCGCGGATGCTGGAATAATCTGACCCGCTGACGGCGGGCTGGGAAGGCTCGCCAGTGATCATTGAAGAACTTATCAGCCGCCTCGGCTTTGAGGTGGACGGGCTGAACAAACTCCGTGCCGCTCGCAAGGAGTTCGATCGGACCAAGAAGAGCGCGCAGTCGACCAGCAAGGTTCTGGTGGCGACCAACCGGAGCACCGCTGTTGCGGCGACGGGCGTCTCGCGTCTTGGGACTGCGCTGCGCACCATCTTGGGTGTCTTCGCCCGCCTGATCACAGTGGCGGCCGGGGTGGCGGCGGGCGTTGCGGTCGTGGGCACCGCCTTTGTGATCGCCGGTGTCCGCGCGGCCCGGGCCCGGCGGGAATTCACGCTGGCCGCCAAGGAAATCGGCACGACCGGTCAGAACCTGGAGACTGTCGGCAACATCCTCCGGGTGGCGGGCTTCGGCGACGGATTCGAGGACGAGGCCAAGAAGGTCGTCGGCGCCGTCGACGAGATCTCGAAGGCTGTCCGCAAAGGCGGGGACGACGCCGTCGAGGCCAAGAAGAAATTCCAGGGGTTCGGCATCGACAAGGCGTTCGATGTCGACCCCAAGACTGGCAAGAGCCGCGATAGCGCCGCGATCGCGCTCGACATCTTCCAGGCCTACAAGCGGGCTACGGAACAGGCCGCAAATCTGCGTCGCGAGGCCGATGCGATCGCCAGCAAGGCGCCCCGCAAGGCCTCAGCTCTGCGGAAGAAGGCTATCGAGCAGGACCGCAAGTCGAGCCAGCTGGCCGAAGACGGCGGCATTAGCGGGCGCCTGAAGGTTCTTCTCGACAGCATCGCTTTGAAGGATCTGCCGGCGTTGGTCGAGCGCGCCGCCCGGCTCTTCCCCACGACATCCAACAAGTCAGAGGGGCAGAAGGATGATGTTGCGAAGCAAGCTGAAGACGCGGCGCTTAAGGCTAGTGCCCTTTTGAAGGGTACGGCCGACCGATTGACTGATATTGGCGTCGCTCTCGCAACGCACGTTCTTCCGCCGCTCAACAGCTTTCTTGATAAGCTGATTGAGTTCGGCAAATTTACCGGTCTCATCCCCGAGAATGTTGGTGAGAAAGCCGCCCGCGAGACACGTCAGCGGCTAGATGCGATGGCGGCTGGCCGCCGTGCGGAGCGCGAAACTTACGATGCCAAGCCACAAGACATCCGCAACAAGACCCAGCGCGAACTCGTCGAGCAGCAGGACGCCGAGTACCGCAAGCGCTACGGCACGCCTACGACTGCGCCGTTGCCTCCAGAGCGCCCCCGGCCACTGCCCGCGCGGGACAAAGACACCTCACCCGCCAAGCAGCCGCAGCGGACGCCCACGACCGCCATCCGCGAAACGCAGGCTGATCTGCCGGCCAAGCTCGACGGGCTGCGCGAGGAAATGCGACGTTCCCGCGAAACAGCCGTAAAGCCGGCCGAAGCTAAGCCCGACGCCGGCTGGCTCGACTATTTCCGCAAGATGCTCTCGCCCGAGGTGAACGCCGCCAAGCTGCAGAAGACGGCCGAGCAGAAGACAGTGAATCAGACCGACTTCGGCAATGACCAGCGAAACATCACGATCAACAGCACGGTCAACGGTGCGCCGCAGGAAGGCTTGGCGGCTGCAGTGTCGGGTGCGGTCAACCAAGCTGTTTCTCGGATCAAGGCCTCGAACGCCTCCACAGCGGGAGCCGGGGTCCCCTAAGCGCCGCCTCGCTCTTTCGTTTCCATCCCGCAGTGGTTGCATTTGAAAATCTTAAACTGCAGCCCAGAGCAATCGAATACGGCAAAGGCGCCCGTGGGTTTCTCGACGCGGTCAAGGCGCTTTTAGCCGATGCCGCATGCCTCGCAGATCGGCAGATTCGGCTTCTGCTCCAAAGCCGCCAACCGCTTTTCTAGTTCATCCAATCGCCCCGGCATTGCGGCGATCCGCTTCCAAACTGGGATGCGGTCTAACAGTTGGAGCAAGTCCTTGGGATCCAGCGAAAACGCCACGTCAGCCTCCTGCGAAATCAGCCCGGCTGACATCCTTGAGCGCTTTTCCGACCGAGTCGAATCCGTGACCATTGAGCGTCGCGTCGGAGACATGGTCGAGGAGGTGACCATCAGGTTGAACCCACCATCCGAGATGCCGCGGTGAGCTGCATCCTCATCAGCCGTTCGATCGGTGGCGTCTTCGTTGATGTCGTCGTTTCGGAAAGCCACGAGTCCGAGATCGAGATACCGAAGCATCCCGTCGAGAAGGGTGCGAAGATCAGCGACCACGCCTGGCGGCTGGGTTACAAGGTGACGCTAGATTCGGTTGTCGATGGGCCGCGAGCCGTCGCTGCCTATCAGCAGCTACTCGACGTTCAATCTAAGCTCGAACCCTTCACACTCGTCACTGGTCTACGCGTCTACGAGAACATGATGCTTGTCCGGATCAATCCGGAGCGCGACAAGGAGCATGGCAGGGTTCTCAAGTTCGAAGCCGATCTTGAAGAGGTCCGCATCGTCGACACGCAGACGAGCGGCAATGGGGGCGCCAGCTCAGACGACAAGGCGCAGGGCACCACCAAGCGCGGCCAAGTGGCGGCACGCCCCGCTGAGAGTATCCCGAGCCGTACCGACAAGATCCTGAGCAATGCGATCGCGGTGGACTGATGCCTTGGCGCGAACTGACCATCATCGATGCGCCTTCGCAGGCGTTCACGACGACGCTTGCGGGTAAGCGCTGCGACTTTGTCGTGAATTATTCGACATGGGCGGATCGCTGGTCGTTCGATCTCGACGTCGATGGTGTGCGGGCCGTCTCGGGCCGCAAGATCGTGGTGGGCACCGACCTTATCGCGCCTTTCGGCCTCGGCATTGGAGCGATCGTCGCAGCGCCCTGGGGCGATGATGCGGCCGAGCCTGGGCGGACCGAGTTACCCTCGGGTCGAGTGCGTCTCTTCCAGATCGATCCGGCTGAGACCGCGGCATGACCCGGCAGTGGGGCAGGGTGGTCGAAGTCACCATCTCGGGCAAGGCCGGCTCACTGACCGTCCGCGATCTCAAGATCGACTTCGACATCAGCAAGGGCATCGGCAGCAGCCAGAATGAGGCCAAGGTCTCGATCTGGAACCTCACGAAGAGCCATCGCAAGCAGTTGGGCGACGAGCTCGACAAGATCGAGTTGAAGGTCGGCTACAAGGATGGTCCGCTCTCGACGATCTTCAAGGGCAGCATCCGGGATTCGACCGACACTAAGGAAAGCCCCGACATTCAGTCGGAGATCGAGTGCGGTGACGGCGACGAGGCCATAGGGAAGGGGTCAGCTTCGAAGACCTTCGCGAAGGGCACGAAGCCGCGAGAGATTGTAGACTATCTCATCGGCCAGCTGCCGGGTGTGTCCAAGGGCGAGATGAAGGGACTGGACGATCTACCAGCCTACAAGCGGCCGGTGACGGTCTTTGGTTATGCCGCGGCCGAGCTCGACAAGATCGGCAGGCAGCACCGCCTGTACTGGAGCATCCAAGATGGCACGGCGCAGGTCTTGAAGAACGACGCGGTCCTGCCGGGCGTGACGCTGATCTCCTCGGAAACCGGCATGATCGGCGTGCCGCAGACCAACGACAAGGGCATCACGGTCAAGACGCTCCTCAATCCGGAGATTGCACCGGGCCGTCAGATCGACGTCCGCTCGGATTTTCTTGATGAAGAGAGCGGTCGCGACAAGCGCAAAACCGACGAGGGCGGCGGCATCTTCCGCGTCTCGCAGGTCAAGTTCGTCGGCTCGAATGAGGGCGACGATTGGTATGTCGAGATCGAAGCCAACCGAGTTGAAGGCGGTAAGGTGGTTCGCTGATGGCTGGCTTCGTTGGTTCGTCCAATCGCAAGAACGATGCTGACGCATTCAGGGCGGCGGTGCAGGCTGAGGTCGGCGAGATCAATACGACGCTCGACGGTGAAATCGTCAGCTATGACCGATCCACACAGCGGGCGTCGATCAAGCTGAAGCTTGAGCAGTCCATCGGTGGGCAGACTGTTCAGGCGCCGGCGCTGGATGATATCAAAGTTGCGATGCCGGGCGGCGCCGACTTCGGCGTCCACTTCGATATGAAAGCGGGCGACCCGGTCGTCGTGCATGTCAGGCAGAGCAACACCGATAACAGCCAGACGGACGGCGGCAACGCTCAGAGCTCGACCCGTTCCTTCAACCTGTCCGACGCGATCGCCTATCCAGGCGGCGGGCCGGACGGGAACACGATGTCGAACATGCCGGCCGGCGGCGCCCATTTCGGATCGAAGGACGGCAAGAGCGGGTTGCAAGCGCGGGCAGGGGGCTCATCGGCAATTGTCGGCGGGCCGAGCGGTTCCGATAAGCTGGTGGTCAATGCTGCCGGCAAGATCGACCTGAAGAGCGAGAGTGGTGACAGCGTGCTCGACATCATCAAGGCGGCGCTGGTGCTGATCCGCGACCATCTGAACGCTGGTGCGCCGACGGACTCGGCAACGCAGGTCGCAGCCAATCAGCTGATCGCCAAGATCGACGGGATGAAAGCCTGATGGTCGACTTCGTTGGGCTGTCGATCCAGCCGCATAACGATCTTCGGCTTGATGCCACCGGATCTCCGGTTCTGGTCTTTGATGCTGAGGCGATCGGTGAGCACATCCGCCAACGGCTGATGTTCTGGCGCAGGGAATGGTTCCTGAACGAGGACGCGGGCGTCGAGTGGACGCGCTACGTTCTCGGCCGGCCGCCGTCCGAGCTCCCGCTGGCAGAGAGCATCATCAAGGCCGAGATCGCCGCAACGCCCGGCGTGACCGAGATCCTAGAATTCAGCGCGGTCTACGATCGCGCCTCACGCGGCCTGCGCATCGAGCGCTGCCAGGTCGCCACCGTCTTCGACGAGATCGTCGACATCCAGTTCTAGAGGTTCCGATGGCCTATGGCGTCATCCCGAGCGGTTTCCAGCGGAAGCGGCTGCCGGAGATCCTTGCCGATCTGCAGGCGGCGAACGTCGCCACCTTCGGGCCTGGCGTCATCCAGACCGACCAGTCGCCGCTGGGACAGCTGAACGGCCTGCATGCCGATCTCGCGGCCTCGCTGTGGGAGCTGGCGGAGAGCGTGTACCAGGCGCTCGATCCTGACCAGGCCGAAGGCGTGAACCTGGAGCGCATCGCCAAGCTCCGCCTGCTCGAGCGGGCTGCCGGCGAGAGCGACATCGACCTGCGGCTGGCAATCACCAATGCCGGCCGGGCGCGCATCGACATGAGCGACCTCTCGCAGGCGATCTCTGCGATCTCGGGCGTCACCTACGTCCAGACCTTCGTGAACGACACCGACGCGGTCGACGCCGACGGCATCAGCGCGCACAGCGTGGCCGTGGCCGTCCTGGGTGGCGATAACGATGAGATTGCGCGGATGGTCCGCGCCTATGTCGTCCCCGGCATCGGGACGTATGGAAACACCACGATCGAGACGACGATCGAAGGATTCTGCCGATCAATCCGGGTCGTCCGGCCTGTCGAGGTGCCGGTCTCCATCGCGGTTGACGTTGTCGCCCGCCCAGATCGTAACGGCTGCCCTCCGCCTTCCGCCTTGTCGATCGCGTCCGGCCTCGCTGATGCGCTGACCGGGGCCAATCGTCCCCGCAATGGTCAAGACGTGACGGCCTATCTTGTGCGTCAGGCAGTCGAGAGCCGCTATCCTAATATCGAGGTCAGCGCGGTCCGCGCCAGCGTTTCGCCAGCTACGCCGGGGGTCACCCCCGTCCCAATCAGTTTCTTTCAAATCATGGCGGTCTCGGCTGACCGCATCACGATCACGGTGGCCTGATGGCGGAGCGCGCATGCCCGGCGCCCGGCGTCCTCGTCGAGGAAGAAGTCGACAAGGTCGCGACGCAATATCGCGAGGCCACGAAGTTCCTGGCGATCGTCCGTGCGCTGCTCGGCCAAACTGAGGCATCGGGGGGCGCCGCCTGTCCGCTCCCGACCTTCTTCGACATCGATACAGCCGTTGGCGACCAGCTTACTATCATTGGCAAGTGGTTGGGCCTCCCGCGCTGCCACTGCATTTGCGAGCCGCCGAAAGTCTTCGGGTTCAAATGCGGGCCGTTCGCGGGCTCTGACCGCATTGCGGGCTTCTGCGCGCCCGGCTCAACATGGTCCGGCTGCCCCCCGCTCGGCAATGGCGAGATCTGCATCAGTGATGATGAGGTCTTTCGCGGCATGCTGAAGGCTCGCCGCTATCAAGTCATGGGGCTGTACGACATCGCCTCGCTTCAAGCCGCCGCCCGTCACATCTGGGGCGCCGGCGCATCGGTCGTGTCGAGCAAAGTAGGCCGCGTCACCCTTGCGCCTGGCCGGGCCCTCTCTGACTTCGAAATGATGCTGGTGCCGGTGGCATTCCGCATCCTTCCGATCGCGCCCGGCATCAAGGGCATGATCCACTACGGCACCGGGCCGATTTTCGGCTTCGGCGAGGGCTGGGGCGGCTTCTGCGAGAGCGCTGAGTTCGTCTGCTCGGCCGAACCAAACACCTATACTTGCGCCTGATCTGAGGGGCTCCATGACCGCCATCAACTTGCCTTTCGCGGCGGGCGCGACGCGCCGCGCGCCAACATCAGTCGAACTTGCCGAAGGCTATGGCTGCGGCGATGCCGATCTCGACCTGTTCAATTGGATGGCTTGGTGGTTGACGGGTCAGGTCGCTAACGCCACCAGTAAATCGGGGCTTTCTGTCGATGACAGTGACCTTCTGCGGTTCGCGAAAGCCATCCGCTCCCAGGCCCTCAACTACGTCGCCACCGTCGGCGGTTCGGCGAACGCGCTGACAGCGACGCTGGATCCCGCGCCGGCGGCCCGCGCTGAACTGATTGGTGCTCCGATGCGGCTGAAGGCGGCATCTGCGGCCCCGGGCGGTGCAGTCACTCTCAACGTCGGGCCAGGCGCTTTCCCGGTGAAGCTTCTTGGCGCGGACCCGCTCGCCAATGCCTGGCTGGCGGGTGACATTCTCGAGGTGGTCGACGATGGCGCGAAATATCAGCTGATTTCGGTCTCGCAGGCCAACGCCAACAACCCCTATGCGCTGAACGTCTTCAATACGCCGGGTGCCTGGTCTTATACGGTGCCGGCCGGCGTTTATTGGGTCGACATCGACATGGGCGCTGCTGGCGGGGGCGGGTCGGGCGCTGATGGCACTGCCGACCAGTCCGGAGGCGGCGGAGGGCAGGGCGGGACTACGATCGCGGGACAGTCTGTCATTCCTGGTGATGTCATAGCTGGGACAATCGGCGCCCCCGGGGCGGGAGGTGCTGCGGGTTCTCCTGGAGCCCCAGGCGGGTCGACCACATGCGGCGTGTCAGGCAAGTTCACTCTGTCCTGTGCGGGGGGCGCAGCCGGTGCTGGGCAGCCAGGGGGTATTGGCGGCTCGGGCACCGGCGCCGCCTCCAACTCATTTGGAACCTCGGGTAACTCTGGTCATCCCGGCCGATCGCGGAATGGGGCGGGCGTGGCTTACGGCGGGAACGGCGCGCCCGGGCGTTTCGGCGGCTCCGGAACGTCCAACTCTGCTTCGTCGGGTGGTTCGGCTGCTGCACCAAATGCTGGCGGCGCCGGCGGTGCCCGCACGGCCGCCAATACCTACGACGGCGGCGCTGGCGGCGCTGGCTTCGTCATCATCCGCCATCGAAAGGTCGCCTGATGAACTATGTGCGAGTCGAGAACGGGGTCGTCGTTGATCTCTTGCAAAGCGATGAGCCGGTCGTTTGGGGCGACGATGCCTATGCTGCGCTCTGGACCGAAGCGGCTGGGCAGACCGACGTTCAGATCGGCTGGGTGGTCCAGGGGCAAGGCTACGCTGCGCCTCCGCCGATCGAGATGGCAGACGTTAAGCCACCGTTGTCGTTCCTCCAGTTCATGGATCTCTTCACCGAGGACGAGCAGCTCGCGATCGCAGGCGCGGCAATGACCGATGCCCCGACCAAGCTCTGGTATGATCGCGCTGTCGGCGCCCAGTTCATCGACCTCAGCGACGAGCGCTTGATCGCCGGCATGCAGGCACTCGTCGACGGCAAGATGCTGACGGCCACGCGGCGCAATCGCATCCTCAAAGGCCTGCCCCCGGCGGAGTAAACCGATGCGCAAGCTTGCTGCACTGACCGCTGCGGCGCTCCTCGCCACGGCCGCTGCAATCTATGCTCATGCCCAGACGGCGCGGCCTGACCTGCCGATGGTCTCGGGCCCTGCTCAGATCGGCGACACGTTCGTCTTCAGGCGCGGAGGGCAGGCCGCGCGCGGGCGGGTCACCGACTTCTTCGTTCCGGGCCCGACTGGTCCTGCTGGACCTCAAGGTACGGCTGGCGTGCAGGGCCCGAAAGGCGATACCGGCGCGTCTGGGCCGCAAGGCGCAAAGGGCGATGCCGGGGCTCAGGGCCAGACCGGCGCAACAGGGGCCCAAGGCCCCGCTGGCGCCACCGGATCGACCGGCCCGGCCGGATCCGCGAACAACGTCCAATTCACCGGCTCGGTCACGATTGGCCAGCTGCTCTCGATCGGCGCCTTCACGCGTGACATTGCCGTGCCGGGCATTCTCGCCTCCGACCGGCTCAATGTGATGCCGCTGGTCGATCTGCCCGTCGATGTTGCCATCACTCAGGCACGGCCGACAGCGGCCAATACCGTTCGCCTCTATTTCCGCGGGTTCTCGCTGCTCACCGCGAACACGCCGATCTCAGTCGCGATCACTGCTCTTCGTTGATCGGCAGGGAGATCGCTGCCGACCCCGGCCGGGAGGTTAGAGGTGAGGCCGGCAGCGGCTCGTCGGTGTTGGTTTACGCCGAGCGCTGCTCATCTAGCACGTCTGTGCTCGAAGTGAACGTCAGTGCGGCCAGCGCCGGCCCGACCGTGACGAGTTCGCGGTGAGAAGATAGGCGGCCGTCGCAGTGATCAGCATGGCAGCGATGATGATCACCGTCGCGAGTATGGCGGCCTCCCCAAAATCACGAGTTGCACCTTAGCCCGCTTCGGGCCGGTCGCGCCAGCTTCCTCAATCCCGGAGATCATCATGGACATCCGCGAGGCTCAGGCCGCGCTGGTCGCGCTCGGCTATGACTTGGGCAAGAGCGGCCCGGCGAAGAATGGCGTTGACGGCGACTGGGGCAAGAAGAGCCGCGAGGCCTGCGCGATGTTCCAGCGGGGGCGGGGGCTTGCCGCGACCGGCGAACTGACGCCCGAGACGGTCAGGGCGCTGCAGGCGGCAACGACCAAACCGGCGCCAGCCTTCGACCGCGCCAAGTTCTTCGCCTACTTGCGCTCAGGCAAGGCGCCGATGTTCGGCAAGTCGCTGTCGGCTGGCCAGGTTGCTGGCATGGAGGGCATCCTCGATGGCTTCGCCAAAGCCGGCGGCGGCCGCGACAAGACGCTGGCTTATGGGCTCGCCACCTCGCGCCGAGAGGTCGGTCCCGGCATGGTTCCGGTCCGGGAGGGCTTCAGCAAGACCGACGCTGCCGCGCGCGCCTATGTCGCCAAGCACTATCCGAACAAGGGCTACAGCAAGCCGGCCGGCCCATGGGGCCACGTCTATTACGGCCGCGGCATCGTGCAGCTGACCTGGCTCGACAACTACGAAAAAGAGGGCATCGCCGCAGATCCTGACCGGGCGCTTGATCCCGAGTTTGCTGCCGAGCTCACCTTCAAGGGCCTCATCGACGGACGCTGGAACGGGCAGGGCAAAGGCATCGCTTTCTATTTGCCGACCGGCGGCCCCGACGACCTGAAGAACGCCCGCCGCACGGTCAACATCACCGACCACTGGCAAGAGATCGCGGAGTTCTATCGCCAGTTCATGGCGGCGATCGCTGCGGCCCGGTCGTAGCTGTCAGACCAGCCAGCGAGCCACTTCGAACGCGCCCCAGCCGAGCGCAGCCAGCCATGTGACCTGGACGACGACAAGCGTCGTTCCCAGAAGCTTGCCGACCGTCTCCGCGCTCAAGCGCTCGTCTCGCTTCAACACAAGCCGTTTCATGCCCGCACACTCCGGATGAGCTTCGCGCTCTTCCTTCACGTTCGGTGCCAACGTCCCGCCGCGGCCGGCTGCCGCTTCTCCCGGAGCATTCCCATGAACGATATCAAGCCGCTGATGACGGCGCTCGCGTCGCCGATCCGCATCCTGCTCGTCGCCGCCTTCATCCTGCTCGGGAAGATGGGCTGGATCACCTGGGCGACCCCGGAAGACATGCACGCGCAGGTCAACGCGATCATGGACTTCCTTGTCGTCGCCGTGCCGGCCGCCTATGCGTTCTGGGCTTTCCTGAAAGCGTGGCGGAATGCGCAGCCCGAGACGATCGTCGCGAAGGCAATCGCGTTGCCGGAGGTGGCCCGGATCGTCACGACGCCGGAGATCGCAGATAAGGTGCGCGACCCCGACGTGATTTCGCGGGGCTGAGCCATGCCCCATCGCGGCAAGCCGCTGCCGACTCGGCTCTACCTCGGCATCGCTCACCACTTCCCGGCTCGTCGATCCGAATGGGTGACGGCCGGTGTGATGGTCGTGTGGGGCTTTATCCTGATCGGCCCAGACCCGACATTCGTTCAGTCGAAGGCATGGGCCCAGATGGCCGCCTTCATGAGCGAAACCACCTGGGGCAAGGTTGCCATCTGGATCGGCGGGTTCCGTCTGCTGGCGCTCGTCATCAACGGGACGTTTGCCGGGACCTGGTACGGGCGCTGGTCCCCGCATGTCCGCGCGCTCGCATCATTCCTGACCTGCTTTCTCTGGTTCCAGATCAGCTTCGGCCTCTGGGCATCCGACGTGCTGACGACTGGCCTTGCCGTGTACCCCGGCCTTCTGGTCCTCGACGCGATGAATGTCGTTGCGGCCCTCAAGGACGCCGGGGGCATGGACAGGGCAGTGTCAGATGGACGCTAGCGCGCTCAGCACCGAGAACATCGTTGCCACGATCGTCACCGGAACGATCCTCGGCATCATCGGCGTGCGGAAGTATCTGCAGGAGCGGAAAGAGCCGACGACGCCCACCGGCGACCGCCTGATCCCCGGCTTGTCATTGGCCGACATGAAGCCGTTTCAGGCCATCGCGGATGCGACGGCACGATCTGCCGAGGCCGATGAACGGATAGCATCGGCCCTAGAGAAGATGCTGGCGCTGAGCCAAGAGCGCGCGGAAGACGCCGAGATCGTCCGTCGCGCCGAGATCATGGCTCAGGAGATGCTGAAGCAATTGCAGCCCGTGGCGCCCAGGCGCTCCGGACGGTGATGGACTGGTCGCCCTAAGCGGCCGCCCTCCTTGGGCGTTTCCTCCCTAAACTTGGGCCGTCGTTCCTTCGGGAGCGGCGGCCCTTTTTGTTTGGCTTCAGTGCTTTCGCTTGCGCGCCTCAGCCGCCAGCATCAGCAAGCCATTCCCGATCTCCTCGGCAATGTCCGGATCGCAGCCCCATGCGATCGGCTCGCGGTCGCTGTAGCGGAACACCACCACGACCTTGCCGGTGGCGTCATGATGGCCGGCCTCCCAAGCTTCGACCACTCTTCCGACCAAGTCGAGACCTCGCGGCCAGCGAGGACGGAGAAGACCATGGGCGGGTTGGCGGGCGGGAAAGGCATCGGCAAATCTCTATCGGGAGGCGGGCTACCAATAACCTCTTCCAGCCCGGGTGCGATCGCGCTTCCTGCCCCGTCCCCGGATCCATTTGTGCCCGACCCGATCATAAGGATCGAAGTCCTCGCCCTTGATCGCATCACGGAACTGGGCCGCCTGGGCCGGATCGCCGAAGCAGAACACCTCGTAGCTACGCTCGCCATCGCTGACATAGAAGCGCCGCCGGTTCAGGCTCGAAAGCGGCCCGGAATTGTTGAAGTAGCCCAGACCGCGTCCCTCGAAGAGCGGCACCGCCACCTGGTGCGGGTGCTCGTGGCTGATTTGGGTATCGCTCGGCTGGCCCCGCGCTCTCATAGCGCCCGGATCTGCTCCTCGAATTCCTCCGGGATGGCGCCGTGGCGCGCCAGCACCTCCAAGGCGGAAACCTCGCCCGTCTCGTCGTCGGCCGAGACCTGGATCACGGCGACGCCTTCGGCCGTTCTCCCCAGCCTTTCGCCTTCGTTCAGCGCGTGGTGCTTTGTCTTGGCAAGCACGCGCTGCGCCGGCACGAGCCGCTTGCGATGGGTCTTGAAGGGCTGGAGGAAGTAGGTTTCGACGGCTGCCATGGCTTGACTCCTGCACTCGGTCTGTTCTCATTACGTTCTCATTTCAGGGAACGCAATCCATGCAGATGTCGCCAGCGATCGTCGGGCCGCCGATCTTCCTCCCGGTCTTTCTGAAGGCGGTCAGTGCGGGCTTTCCATCGCCGGCCGACGACTTCATGGACCAGCCGATCGACCTCTCGCGCGAGCTTATCCAGAACACCGCGGCAACCTTCATCATGAAGGTGAAGGGCAACAGCGCGATCGACGCCGGAATCTTCGACGGCTCGCTGATTACTGTGGATCGCAGCCTCATGCCGAAGGATGGCGATCCTGTCGTGGTCGACGTCAATGGCGAGCGCTCGGTCAAGATCGCGCGCCTCGTTGGCGGCCGGATGAAGCTCGCCTACGGCAACGCCCGGTATCCCGAGTTTGGCCCTGGCGAGGATGCCGAGATCGACGTTTTCGGGGTGGTGACTAATGCCGTGCGGCGGTTTCGGCGATGACGGCCTTCGTCCATCAGGTCGAACTGAAGCTATCTGAGAGCGCGGCTCCGGAACGGCTCAGCCGGATCAGCAGCTGGTGCGCCGACTGGGAGATCAAGTTCGAAGTGATTGACCGTATGCCGGGCTCGGAGACGATCCGCATCGCCTTCGACGAGCGCCGGCTGGCGCGCGCCTTCACCAGCCACTTCGGCGGCGTGCTGGTCTCCGATGACGAGATCAGCGACGCTATGGCCGAAGATGCTGAGTATGAAGCGCTCTACCAGCAATATGCTCGGGAGTACGAGGCGGGGTAGCTGCCCCGGCGGAACGATTCCCCGCAGTCGGCATTGTGTGCGTCATGCCGCTGCACTGGTTCTCCCCGCCCGTCTATGTCGCAACCGAAAAGGTCGGGGAACGCTATTGCGTCACCAATGCCGAACGAGCGGCCGAATTCCTGTTGAAGTGGAAGGGGAAGGGCACGGGCCCGGTCTGGCAGCAGGCGGTCGCCGACTGCATGGCTGTGATCAAGGACCAGGCGCCGATTGAGCAGGCGAGGGGATCATTCGAAGCTGCAGCTCGAGAGTGCGGGCAGAACCTCTAGGCCGGCCATCCCCTCATCTTCATGAGCGATGCGGGGTTGTCGAGTCAGGCGTGCCCTTTGGCATATCCTCTGCGGCGTCTTCCATGGCCTTCCGGTAGCCATCCCAGTAAGGGCCGGAGCGCTCCTTCACCCACTCTGGCACCTGCGCTTCGACAATCGCCAGGCACCGCTCCCTCTCCCCCGCGAGCGCGGCTTCTGCGGCTAGGGCGCGGGCTTTCCAGTCGTCGTCCAGCCCGACCGATCTGATGCTCGCTGCCTTGTAATCAGCGAAGAGCTTCTTCAACGCCTCGTTCGGCTCAGGTGGGTTCTCGGCAAGCTCTTGCAGCCACTTGCCCGTTTCAACTAGCTTCGCTTCGTGAGCATCGCGTTCGGCCTTCTCCGCCAGGATCGGGGCGAATCCTCGTAGGGCCTCGGCAGCCTCACGACAGACCTCGTTCAGCGCTCGGCTGCATCCGGCATGCGTAGCGAAGTGGTCGAGCTTGCCGATCAGCGCGGATATTCCCACGCCTGCTGGCTCAGTCATGACGCACCACAATGGTTTGGCTCGGAGCAAAATACTCCGCGGCCTCTGACATTGGGTCGATCCGTTCGTGCTGTTCGTTGTTCATCGTCGGTACGGCAATTTGAGGTCCGTAGCGGTCGGTCCACGTCGATAGCCACGTCTTCCAGTTGTCAGGCGTCACCTCTGCGGATTCTTCGATAGCCTCCTGAAGATGCGGGTGGCGAGCAACGATAACCGGCGCGCCTTCCTGCCTGACGCGCGGCAGTTGATGCGTGAACAGATTCTCGCCTGTCATCCAGTTGAGAACTTCGTAGACGCCGCCGATATCGCCCATAAGTCGTCCAGTAACCACCGACAGAATGTCGTTCGTGTTGAACAGCTTCTCACCCATGTTCTTCGTTCTCCTGTCTGTGAGAGGCGAGAGCGGCGCGCGGCTCTTCGATGAAGAGGTCATCTTGCCCGCGCTTGCGGTGAAGCGTCTTGCTCGCGTTGACCCGCCTCATCGGCGCGTCCCACATGTTGTGGCAGCGTTGGCAGAGCGCGCGGCAACGCGCGGGGTCAGCATGCGTCTCGTCATGGTCCATGTGCGCGATCGTCAGAACGACGCGCCCGCCTGTGATCGGGTGGGGCTGGCCGTTCCTCGCCCTGCAATCCGGGTTCTGCGGCGTGCCTTCGCAGGCATCTCCGGCGCGCTGTAAAAGCGATGACCGGAATGCCATCCACGCTTTCGAGCGAATCGAGCCGCCAGGATACCGCTTCATCTTCTCAGCGGAGATCGGCATCGCGCCCCTCCTCCCCGCCGGCAGGGGTGGCGAGGGCAGCGCGACCGGCATCTGTTGCTGAACACGCCTTAAAGGAACCGCTTAACAGCCCGCGTGTGATAAGCCGGTTTGCGGCCTCTCGCCTGCTGGTAGGTGTCGCGAAAGAAACGCGCGGGCCGTACTCAACAGCGAAGCGAAGAACGTAGCGCTCTGCCGGGGTCAGCATCATCGCTCGCCCTCCTGCGCCACCGTCCCGGCCTGCGCTGCGGGAGCGAGGGCGGCGCGACGGCGCATTTCATCGACGTAGGTGGTCAGCACCTTGCGCGGAAAGTCGTCCGGCCATGCCGGATCGCCGTAAGCGGAGTGCTCCGACCAGAACTCGATGCCGAAGTGCATGTGATCGCCAGCTCGCGGGACTACATCGACTAGATCGGCGGTCTTCTTGCTGTCCGGCGGGTCGAAGACGTAATCAAACCCGAACGAACCCATCATGTGCATGCGCTGGCTCGACATGAGCGCGCGCCACCGTTCGGCATCCTCCCTTACCGCCTCCACCGCAGGGGCGGGCTTGGCGAGGGTGTAGAGCGGCCTTAACTCGATTCCGGGATTGAACGGCTTCTCCCACGAGAGGCGCCATCCCTTGTCGCTTTTATGTCGCCACTGCCACGCGACGGGTTCCGCCTCGCCCCCAGCCTCAACGTGCGTCGGCGCCGGGGTGAGGGCCGAACGGATGCGAGCCTCGTAATCGGCTTGGGCTGCGGCTTTGGCTTCGTCGAGAGTGGCGAAATTGCCAATCTTGCTGTCATCGCCGCCGAAAACCTCCCAAGGCGCGTGCATATCGCCGCACGTCGAGATGTTGATCGCGTAGACGCCGACGATGCTGGACGCCTCCCATTCGCCTAGCCTATCGGTCTGCCCATCGCCCCGATCTCGCTCAATTTCAGACCATTCCAGCGCCTTCACCGCCACCGCATCCACGCCTGCCGATGGCGGAGGAAAGGGGGAGGCGGATAGCGCGCGCAGGATCATGGCGACGTGCGACCCGTTCGCGCCGCAATAGCCGCTGTAGGCTTCCGGCACGTTCACGTCCCACGACTTGATGACGCTCCATATCGCTTCAAACTGCGGACTGGCCAGCATCTCGTCGGTCGGGTCAGGCATCACCTCGTAATTCGGGAACGGCCGGTTGTCGCCGTTGGTCGCGGTCAGTGTGCTCTTATCAGTCATTGGGCTCTCCATTCGAGAGGGCGGTGCGAGCGGCGTCCAGCGCCTTGCGGTAGTCATCGAGCATCAGATCGAACATTCGGTCTGACGGAGCCGCTTTCTTCGCCTTGGGCGTGCGTTCAAGCAGGCTTATCGCTGCCGCAAGCGCTGCCATGGCTCCAAGGTGCGCCTCGTCCTTCACCCGCACGGCGTCTTCGAGGGCGGCGATGCGGGCTTCGGCGGTGTCTCGTTCGATTAATATGTCGTTTTGCCGAAGATAAGCTGCGTCAAGATCGGACCGCGCCTCCGCCAGCTCGCGGGCCTGGGCCTCTAGGGCGTCGGCTGCGGATGAGCACGTGCGGGCGTTCTCCTTGTCGAAGAACGCGGAGCCGAGCGCGTGAGCCTTCGCTAGGCCCCGAAGTTCGCGCACCAACCCGCTCACGGCGTCGATTGAAGGGGCGGTCATGCTGCGGCCCTCATGTGAGCCGTACGAGCCATCGCGATCAGAACGTCGCGGAACTCTGCCGGCGTGGTGTTGCGGATGCGGGTTTTGTCCTTGCCGCCGACCATGGCCATCATGCCGATGCGGCGAGCCTTGGCGTATCCATGCTTGGCGAGGGCAACCGGATGGATCCGCTGTTCGGAAGGACCCCAGATCAGCGAAGGCAGTTCGACGCCGGCCGCGTAGAGCCAAGTCGCCTTGCGGCTGAAGTGCCCGTAATGGCCCTGCTCAACCTGGCAGATCCAGCCGATGCCATCCCATGAGCGCGTCCAGCCGAGCGGCGTCGGGCGGCCCAGATCAAAGCTCTTCGGGTGGCCTACGAACGCCTTGCTGTCCTTCGGATGCTCGATCACGCCTCCGAACGCGCGGACAGCGGCCAGGGCAGCGGCGAAACAACCGCCGTCATCGCCTGTCTCAGCTATCTTGCCGACGATCGGATGGCTCTCGCTGTAGCGGCCCCACCGCTGGCATGGCGGATGCGCGACCACAGGCCACGGACCGGCATAGAGCCGCGCGTCGCGGGCCTCGTCCCAAGGGTCCACACCCGGCAGGCCGAAATAGGCGCCACCCGTCTCGACATACAGCGCGGCGACCCGCCCATCCCCCTTGCTCTCAGACATGGGAGGGGCCTTTGGCGAGGGCGCGAGCACGGAGCATGGCATCGGCTTTGATGTAACGATACCGAGCCTCGGCGTCGGCCCAGAACTCGATAACGGCTACTGTCGCATCGGGGTCGACCGCACCAAGGGTGGTATTCTTGTGCGGGTGAGGCCGTCCGGCGAGAGCTTCGGCATAACCGACAGAAAGATCTTCTGGAGCCTTTTCCATACCGGCCAACCAATCGCGCAGGCTCATGCCGGGCCAGCCTTCCATAATGCCGTTGCCGTCAGCATCGCGGACTTCGGGGATCGGATGAATAGGGCCGCCATCCTGCGCGGGGGTGGGGGCGCTCATGAGGAGGCTCCCGTCTTGGCCTTTTCGAGCGCAACGCGACCGGCCTCGATCCACTCGCGAAGAGATCGGGACAGAGCGTCGTCGCGATAGGCGACCGCATCTGAAAAATGGACGATGCCTTCAAGCGCCTCGAACATATCCGGGGCAGCTGCAGTAATCTGAGCGTTCGCAGCTTTGCTCTCGCCCTCGACGCCTCCGCCGTAGAACGTGACGATGTCGCGTCCCCTGCTGTCTAAGATATCGATCGGACCGTGAGCGGCCTTAACTGCTTTCCAAGGTCCGGCGGTATGATTGCTCATGCTGCGGCCCTCTCGATGTCGAGGAAGGCCGGAATCGCGGTCATGGAAAGCCTTCGCGGCTTTCAGCGCCTCGAACATGTCGGGAGCGGCCGCGGTCAGGCGGGCGTTGGCTTCAGCCGAGGCGCCATCTGCATCATCAAAGCAGGCCGCGATGAACCAAGGCTCATCAGCGAAATCCTTGTCGTCATCGGGTTTGACGACTTCCCATTCGCCATTCCCGCTCGGATTCGGCCGAGCGACCCATGGCCCCGGCGTGAAGGAACCATCCGGGAACGGCGCCTTCTCAGGGTGGGGGGTGGTGGACGGTGCGGGCGGCGCGCGAAATTGCTCATTCTCGCCAATGGGGGCGGAAACGCCCGCACCTCGGGCTAAGTCGTTGGCCTGAGCCATTTGTGGGGAAACTGCTTCCCCCACCACTCCCTGCCTGGACGGCCTGATCCCGGCTCTGAAGCATTGCCGGCCTGCCCGACGCGACCGCATGCTAGGCCTTCTTCCGCGCGTGCCATCGCGCGATCGCCGCTTGGAGCGCTTCGACCTCGTCCCGGCTGTCCGCGTCAGGTCCTTCGGCCTTCATGGTGTCGAGCCTGTCTCTGGCGAGCTGGCAATCTTCGTCGGTCTCGATCATGAACGAGCGCCGCGCGTCCGCCGATGCCCCGTCGCGCCCGTCGTTCAGCTTCGTTTTCAT